GGGTCCGACACCGAAGAAGTCGAACTCGCCGTATGAGTATGTGCAAAGTTTGAATAATTCTGCACCGTTCCAATTGCCCGACCAGAATCAATTCCATTTCCATTATCCAAAGTGCGGAGGAAATAACCGCCATACTGAGGAAGTCGGAAAGTTGTAGAGCCGTCACCAATCGAGAAACTTCCATACTGACCAGCAAGCCAAGTTGTATCAGAGATTATGTTTCCGCTTGCTTGAGCAAATGCCCAAAGATTTGCATAAGTAGTGCGAGATATCAACTGACCATTTGTAACCAAAAATCCGCTTGGAGCTGTAGTGCAGGGGAACTGCATAATTGCGCCAGTAGGAGTGACACTAATCAAAATGCCTGTCGCTGGGTTTTGCATTACATATGCATTGAACTCAGGACTCCAGTTAATTTGGATTGGATAGCCAGCTGAAGGAATGTCATTAGCCGCCAGAGCAATGTTATTTCCTTTGACAATCGGATGTGCAGTTTGAACTGTTGAGCCAAGAGTCAAAGTCAAAGTAACAGGACCAGTGTTTGCATAAGCAGAACCTAAAACCAAATTCAATCCATCAGGAAGGGTTGTTAGGTTTGATGCGATGGCGGCTGTCAAAGCATTGGCTGTACCGCCCACATCAGCATAAACATAAGCACCATTTTGCAACTGATCTGCTTGAACCAAGCTAGACATAACACCAGCTGTGTCGTAATGACCAACAATGTCATTTAGCAAAAATGGCTGTCCCGAAGTACCTTCTTGGCCTCGGATAACAGTCAGCACATCGCCCGTCCTAGAAGTGCAATTACAAATCTCAAAGACAGTCGCATCAGTTGCGCTCACTAAAGTGACTTTGAATTGTTGTCCAGTCGAAGGACTAGGGAACAATGAACCCTTGCCAGTCGCTACAGTGATGCTAGTTTGTGAACTTGAAATCGCTGATGCTAGGGTTGTCTTTGCATTGTTTGAAAAGAGTTGGATAGTCATTGCAAACCCTTAGTAAGTGACTGTGTAGCTATATTGGAATGGTACATACAAAACACCCGCTTGTATACCTGCTTGAAAGATTGGAGAGACAGGTAAATTAGGAATATTAATTGTGATTGTGTTAGGCGCTGTGTAAGTAACACTCACTTCATAAGTATTATCAATTGTTGGACTAACACCATTGAAACCATACAAAAATCTTTTGACTCTGCGCTTTAACCAACTGGTTGTATATTGAAATCCGTCACCTTTGTAAAAATTCCAAGTCATCATTCTTTTGTAATAGTCATCAGTGACTGTGTAGAAACTTGTGGGTGATGATGTAATGTTTTGACTGTAGGCTGTTGTGTCATAAGGAACAGTGTCATACACACCAAGACTTGACTCAGAGTAGCCAGAAGGCAAACTTGGCCTTTGGAATCCATAAATTCCTTGCCCGACCCAATCCAATAAAACTCCAGTAATGTTGCTACTGGTGTAAATTGGCAAATTTAAATTGTTTAGCTGGTCAAGGTTTGCTTGTGACAGCTGGTTATAAGCATCAAAAAATGCTTGCAAATACTGGGTTGTGCTGTCATAGCTGTACTGTTGGTACAGGTATGCGGGAAGGGTTTTCTCAATCATATTAGCCCTGTGCGATAGTGACTAATGAGGGGGATGTCGAAAAATAACTCTCAGGGTCTCCATAAATCAGGACCGTACCCGATGAAGGGGCAGTCACAATTCCATTAATCGCCACCGAGTAATTAATCTTGGAAATTAAGGAAACAGGAAGGATTGATGAAACTGCTTGCTGGAAAACCTCTTGCAACTGAAAAGCATTGATTGGCTGACCGACCGTTACAGAGTTGATGTAATCCACCAAAGGCTGTGTCGCCAGCTGTGAAATGGCGGCAGGGGAAACAATGTTTGTCGAAATGGTGTTCCAAGTAATTGTCAAAGTCACTGTCTGAACAGGAGGATTGACAAATATGATGCTGTAAGTGTCTGGGTAATCAGTAACAGATACAGTGACATTTCTTAGATTAGGAGTCACCACACCACCGCTCGAGTAGGCAGAGAAGCCACTGGTATTTACCCCAATGCTGAAGGTGTTCTGACTTAGGACTGTGGCGGTGTATGTGCCGTTGTAGGCGGAGGGGGTGACACCAGCGATGGTGACGGTTTGGCCTGTGGTGTAGCCATGATTTAGGCTGGTCGTGACAACGCCAGGATTCGCCCTTGTAATGTTCGTCACCTGTAAAGTAGACCCCACCAAAGTCGAAATGTTAGGCACTCCCTTATAAATGGCATCCGCAACTTGATAAGGGTCTCCGCCGCCGCAAATGATTTCCCATTGGTTAGTCGCCACATTGCGGACCGAAACCAATCGGGCTTGCACTCCGTTGACTTTTTCGAGCAGGGTTTTAAGGAATGTGGGTACGCCTTGAGCGGCTACGAAACCAGCTTGGATGACTTGAGCTTGGTAGCTGGAGATGGTTTGCTGGGACACGCCTGGCGTTCCTGCGGTCAAATTCGTACAAGTAACCGTATACCCCGATGGAATCGAGGTAATGATTTGCACCACCGTACCAACAGGCACAGCCCAAGACCCGCTTGTCGTAGCCAGACAATACAGCGCTGTACTCTGGCCCGAGGCCGAGATGATGCCACCGTCTTGCACTGTATATTGGTAGTTACCATCAGAGACAGTAAATCCTACTGGAATAACAAAACCAGCATTGCCAGTGAAGGTTACATAGACAGAAGTGTTGGAGCCGATGCCCTGCTGGATTCCGTAGACCTGACCGAGCTGGTAGAGGATGAAGGCATTGGCGGAGTAGGGGCTGATGGAGTTGATGAGGTCCACATAGGCTTGGTCTTGGATGACAAGAGCGCCAGCGGCAGTGGAGGCCATGTCCTCCACCAAAGAAGCAGGCAAATTGGCCGTGAGGCCAGGCGACAGCGAGGTCGCCAGCGCCACCTCTTCATCTCTCAATTCCGTAGGAGTTGCGGGTACTGCACCTGCTGATGTGAGATTTGCCATGATTTTTCCTATGTCGCCACACTGGTTTGGATGGTCGCCCCATTCTGGAAGACCGCATTGATTCTATATGTAGGCTCCGTTGCCACTGGGTCTTTTAGGACCGTCAGACTAGCAAAATAAGGGGCATACTGTTGTTGAGTTCTGTTGACCGCCAAGTTAGGCGCAATCTGAGTCATCACCGCATCATGAGCGGGAATGCCATAGTTGGCATAAAAAGGACTTTCGCCTTGCTGGAGTCGNAAAGTTTGAGCAAGAGTAGCAAGCCAGACATAGCTGGTGTTGTCTATTTCCACCCATTTCCCCGCTTCGTTTTTGCCGTAAGTTCTCATTATGTTGGTGGTCCTGATGTTCCGCCGCCAGTTTGAACTCCACTATGAGTGTGAGTGCTACCGACATTTTTGCCGTTATTAGTAAGAGTTCCATTCACAGTCAAATTGCCGTTCATGGTCGTATTACCATTGTTGATGGTCAAATTGCCACCATTGAGATTGATTGTAATTCCCGAAGAATTTAAGGTCAAAGTACAATCTTGATTTGCAGTTGTGATTTCAACCCCAGTCGGACCATACAAGACCAAATACTGACTGTTGACCGTAAACCAGTTTTTGTTGGCTATAGGTAGAAACACTAATCCACCCAAATTGCTTGGCTTGGAAAGTGGAGCAGGTGAACCATTGATACCTAACCCAGAGATTCCGCCAAGCCGAGTATCAGCCGCAATGCAAATTCCTTTGTCGCCAACTTGAATAGGCAGTCGCACATAAGGACTCTCAGCTATGGGCATGGTGACTTGGGGCAGAGTTAGTTCGCCACTGAGAATCTCAAAGTTGACAGTCACCATTGAGTCGCTGATGGACAGGACCGAGCAGGGCAGAATTTGCCCGAGGGTGTTTTGGTAGTCCTCAATCTTCTTTTCGGTGAACCGTTGAAGGGTTTGGGCTAAAGGGGTTTTTTGTGCATTGCTCATGGTAGGGGGACGCCTGGTATCACCGCCTCAACCACCGTACACCAACTGTCCCCATCCGCTTGCCGACTGCTCCCGACATGCCTCAAAGATGTAATGTTGAATGTCCCTTGGAATGAAACATTGTTTCTGTACTGCGAAAAGTTGTTTACAGTGTTCAAAGTCGGTGTGCCTTTTGGAAAAATGATGTTGTTTCCCACATTCAAATCAGCCCTCATTATGAGTTTGGCCTGAATTGTTGCGACATTTTTCCAAGTCAGGTTGCCAACTATGTCCGTAAACAGAATATTATTTGTCTTTGGTGGCGCATTTAATCCATCAAATAGCAAAAATCCCGCTGATGTGCTAACAATACTTGCCCCGAAGTAAGTATTATTTGGAATTAATTGCTTGCTAAAGACATTTATTTGGTTGGAAAAGGATAAAAGATTGAAATATTGTCCCGATTGGTCTTCCGAATAAATCAAATTTGGGCTAAATCTGCCATTAACAGGTGTATTAGGGTAGACCTTTTTTAAGGTGTTGATGACAGCATCGGTCAATTCAACTCCCTTCTTCCATTCAAAACTCAAGTTGACATTCTGGTTTGGGTTGTAGGTAGACGGTCCAATCACAAAGTCGAGGCTGACATCAGTTCCTAGCCAGTTGCCAAAACATTGCAGAATCGTCCCATCTATGATGAGTCCCGCTTGGTTTGGCTGTGCATAGGGTAATCCCTTAGTCATTCCTACTGCAACCTGAATCCTTGCATTGTTGAAATTGGCTGATTGGTTTAGATCAGCAAAGTCAACTCCTCGAATTTTGATATAGCCATTTTGAGTTGGCTGGTGGTAGGGACTTTGGAAAATGTCAATTTCAACCGACAAGGCCGAGCCATTGTCAGTTTTTGCTTTAGTCAGTGTGGAGAAGGTTATCGGCTTAAACGATACCGTACTCTGAGCACTGGGGCTAATGACAATTTCATAGTACCGCATTTAGGTTATCTCGAATTGGTTGCTACTTACTCGATAAACCATTGTGGAGGTGGTGAAGTACCCAAATAACAAGTTGATGTCGTATTCATCAGGTGAACCGATGATTGGACGAATCATTATGAGAGTTCGGGCAGTATCGTAAATACTGATGTAATACCTAGAACTGTAGGAGTTCCAAGTGCAGACAGCAACATAAATAGTCCCATCCAACTGCGGATTAAATGTGAAATTTGCAGTCGATGTTTGATTAAATGTTACTAAAGTAGTCATTAGTCTGCATAATTGTTGATTGATGGGACCTCGGTTGGAGGGGTTTCATTCCAAGTCAATGTGCTTGGAGTGGGAAGTCCGCCCTCGAACTTACTCATTAGGTTGCCCAATACCTGCTGTGCGCCAGTAGCTGTAATCAGCGGTTGCACAAAATCCCATTGGAAAAGGTATTGAACCTGCTTGTCTGATGGCGGAGTGACATCATGCAAACCAGTTAACAGGCAATTGGTGTAGGTGTAGGCTGGGGTAATTACTGAGAAGCTACCGCCAGTCAGGATATGAGTTTCTAAGGCCAGCTTGAGGCCNGTCAGAATTGCTTGCTTGAATAGGTAGCCGCCATTGTTTTGGGCGGGGCAAATCATCAACATGCTTATTTTCAAAGGCTGTTGGATTACGGCATTAGCGGCGACTTGCATACTTGCGAAGGGGTATTCNGCGACTTGCCAGTCTTGCAGAGTCCCGCCAGGCACAGGCTTGTACTTTGCAAACAGTTGTCCATTGACTAGGCCAGGCACATCAAACACCTCGGTCAGGAGGGTGACGGGCAAGAGGCCGCCAGGCACATACTGCGCTATTCCCTTCTGCAAAATAATCGGCGAATCCTCATAGGCAACCGAAAAAACAGTTTGTAAGCTGGTACTCATTATTGGCTCGCTCCTTGTAGCGCATTGACTGTCGTCACCGCTTGTCCGCCAGTTTGGTTATTTACTCGCACATTGATTGTGTTGGCAATTCTGAGTCGCTTCTCCATCTCATACTGATATTCCAATGAACCAGCTGGCGCTGGGCGCTCATACATCAGATTAGCCGCAACACCTTGTTCTTTTGTCTTTGCTCTCATCAATGCGGCAAAAGCGGATTTTTCTTTGGTCTCAAATTCATAAGCCATGAATCTAAGTTGGTCCTGAATAGACGAGCCTTGCAAAGGCTTGCCTGTGTAATTCATGAATTCTTTTGCCCTGACATCTTTGTCCCATTGGGCAATACCAGCATGACCGCTTGCATTGACTGNATTGGGGTCTAGATTGCTTTCTTGGATTAATCCACCCACAAAGCCAGCGGCGGCCTCTGGGTTTACACCTTTGGCAATTAGAAAATCTAATGCTCTTTGGGTATTGATTTTCTGGAGCATCTTTCTTGTGGCTGTTTGCCCAAGAGTTCCGTAATTCTTCAAGCCCTGCATGACTGCGCCACCAACTCCAGAAGGAGAAGTATCAACCATTCCGCCTTTGATTGGATTCTTGGCAGAAATTAATCCCAAAAATTGAGCCGCACTAAAAGCCGCATTTGCTAGTTTTTTAATCGCATTGAAAAAAGTCTCGATGTCTTGTTTAAATTCTGGCGATTTAAGGTATTCATTGAATTCTTCCAATGCAACTTTGACCTTCTCGCTACTCATGAAGCTATCTATGGCATCGACTACGGTTTTAGACAATGCTTGCAACTGAGGGGTTAGGATGGTCAGATTTTTAATGAAGGAAGTCTCTAGCTGTTGACCAGACTCTTTCAGCTGATACCAAAAGTTCTGCCACTGGCGATTTGATTCGTCCGTAACATCTAGGCTTTTTCTTGCTCTCTCAAAATCTTTGATGGTGTCTTCAAGTTCTTTTGCATTCAGGCTTGCGAGTCTTCGCAATTCCTGCATGGAAAATACCTGTGTGAGACCCATTGCTTCGGCATATTGTTGGGTTTGTCCGCCTTGCTTAAACTGCTGGACCGCATTGCGAATGATGTTTGGCAATGCTTCGGCTGGGTTTTGACCTTGCCCAGCACCTAATCTGCCAAGAATCTGTCT